CTATACCTGTTGTTAGAAAGTTTGCAATAGACTGAGCCATTTTTGCTATGCCTCCTAGGACTGCTCCAATTATTCCATTAAAGTTTTGAAATACAGATACGAGTCCTTGAATAACAAGAATAATTATACCAATTATACCAGCTTTACCCATAATTTTATTTGCTGCAGTTCCCAGTTTTTGAAAACCTACAGTTAAAAAACCAATCATTTTACCACCAGCAAACTTAATACCATTAAATGCCATTGTGAAGCTACCTTGAATAACACCCGCAGTTCTTGCGGCTACTCCTTGGAAACCTTTCATAGACATTTTTTGTTTTGCAAAAGAAAGTTCTAATGAACGAACAACTGCAATATCTTTGCCTTTAAATATACCTCTTACGATCTCACCATGTTGTTGATATTGTGCTTCTGCTGATCTAAGAGCTTTTGATAAGTTTGCCTTATCTGTACCTGTCATTGTACCTTTTGCTGCTCTTTTTAATACAGGAGATTTACTTCCTCTTGATAATTTTTTAGCGGCACTTTGAGTATCTGCTGCTGCAGCTTCTGGACTCATTGTAACACTACCAACAGCTGCTTTTATTCTTGCAGCACTAGCTTCTGTTGAGGAAGATAATCTCTCATTTAGACTTTCTATTTTTCCACCAAAGGCTTCAAAGTCAACGCCAAGTGCTCCTAGTATTTCTGTTCCCATTGATTTTGCAAAAAGACCAATAACTGCTATAGCTGCTACAATATTTTTATTTAGAATTGTTGCTATAAAATTAGCAAGTGGAGATATGACTCCAAGAATGGTCTGCATTAAGTCTGAAAAAGTAGTTGCTAATTGATTTAATTGGTTAACTGGTACACCCTCTCCGAGTGCTCCAAAGTTATCATTTGCTTGCCTTAATGTTTCATTTAAAACAGCTTGGGACTTTTCAAATGTTGTTAACTCTTGATAGTTTTTACCAATTGCTTGTGCATACCTACGAGAAGCAGTCTCTAGCCTTAATGTAATACCAAGTTCATCTAAAAGTTCTGGTTCTGCTTTTGTTGTACCTTGAACGATACGATTAAATGTGTCTTCAAAGTTTCTACCAAGAGCAAGAGCAGCTTTTGTGGAAGCGGTTGCTACTTGTTCTATTTGTTCGGTAGAAAACCCTTTAGCAATCATAATAGCAGCTGAAGCACCTGCTTTTTGCAAGTCTATCTGACCTTTAGTTGCTAATTGTAAATCTCTTGAGACTTGTGCCATATTGACACCAGTATTGGCTGCATAAGCTTCTTGAGAAGCTTGAAGTGCCTGAAAGTCTGCAGCATTTTGCATAACTCTAAATGCAGCTCCAAGTGCGAAAAGGGTGGATGCTAGAACAGCATAAGATTGGACAAGTCCACCCGTTCCTTGTTGCATACGCGCAAAAGCTTTTGTGCCTGATTCAACACGACCAGACATAGCCTGCATATTTCTACGGACATCGCCCGCAGATTTACCGACTCCATCTAATCCTTTCTTTGCACCTTTTGCTTTTTGACCTACCTGTCGAAGGGTACCGTCATCGGTAACCTCAAAGGTAATAGTTGCGCCTTTTACTTTTTTTGCCATTTACTTTACTTTCGCTTTTCGCTTTTCAGCGTCTTGTCGAGCCTTTACTTTTGCGTTCATCATTTCTTGATGAGCATGCTCTATATGCTTTAAAAAATAGATACAAGTTCTTTTGTCTTCTATCTCCCAGACATCTAAAATAGTGCCGAGAGCGGATAAATCTTTACCCATATAGTAGCCACTCATACCATCCCAACGATCCGAAAGTAAATTATGTACAAAAAATGCCTCTTGTACTTCTGTTGGATATCTATCCATAGTAAGAGGCATTTTGTCTGGATCAGGTTCTTGATTCAGTTGCTCACATAATGCAAGATACTTATTTAGGTCTATACCTGTATCTTGAAAATGTCTTTTTATTAGCGCAAGTATTTGTTCTACTTGCGCTGAGTAAAATTATCCAGATCTCCTACAGTATCAGTAACCCATTGATCGAAGTCTGCTGCATTTCTCATCAGAGTTTCAGCATTTTCTTGAGAATACTCAAGTTCTTCATCTTTGGTTAATCCGCTTGTATCTACTAATAGAAGCTCTTCTAGGTAAGAATACTTTAGCCCTTTCCAACCCTTGATGATTGCCTTACAATATTCGGTTAAGAATGTTTCTTCATCGAGTTGTTCTTCAAATGCTCTAGTCTTCTTATTAAACTTGTTTTTTAAGCATCTGCTTCTGAGTTTTAATAACTCTTCTCGACTTAGGTAAGTCAAATCAACAACGAATCCATCGAATCCTGGAAAGTCGATTGATACTGTTTTGCTTGGAGTTAATAAACTCTTCAGTGATACTGGTTTTTTTACTTCTTCTGTCATAAATATTCCTATAAAGTGGGAGGGTTATTACACCCTCCCGAGTTTATTCTAATTAACTAGCTTCGTATGTAATCGCTACTTCGTTGGTTGCGTTAGCCGCAGTACCTGAAGATAGATCGCTTGACAATCCGTGGAAAGCCACATCGACTGACACTACATCCTCGAAACTATGTGTTGGTAATTCAAGGTGTGCTTTAGCAACTTGAACATTACATCTTGGAGTATTACCTGAGCCTCCAATACTGAATGTTAAATTAAATGCGTTTGTGATAACACCTCTTGACTCTTGTAGTCTTTCAAACAAGTCTAATGACCCGTTTGCTGTGTCGTTTAGATAACAAGTAAAGTTACCTGAGACACTTCTTGTTCCCATTACATGTCCTAATGGTAGGTTAACTGTACCTAGTGTTTCTGGTGTTAAGTAAGTAAGATTATTTTCAATTGTAATATTACCACCTGTTAATGTTACATCATAAGTAACATCACTACCATCAACATTCAATGCACCTAATGTACCTGTTGATTCTGATACATCAAAGCTAATTGTTAAGTCTGTTAGTTTTTGTCTAATAAAGTTGCTTGTTGAACTAATACCTTCATTAATCAACCCTAGTGCTGTTGTACCAGAGGCTGCAGTATTAATTGAAGCTACTTCTTCAACTGTTTGACCGTTTCCAGACCAGCCGATTTGTGCTAATCCTTCAATGTCAAAGTCTATAGAAGCGGATCCAACTGAACAGTTAGCTACTTTATAAACTGTAACTCCCTCTGTTCCTGTTGCATATACTTCTGTATCTGTATCTTTTGAAGCACCTAATACAAAGTATAGGTCAAAGACTCCCAGTGTGACTTGGTTTGAGTTTGCAAAGTCAAAATGATTTGGCTCATAAGTTGCCGCATTGTTTGCAAAATCACCAGTTCCGCTACTTCCGATTGACCTGTCATAAGTATTTGCAGACATAGATGCCCATAAAGGACCTTCTACTGCAAACTTTTGAGCGTTACCTGCGTGCTGATTAGATGCTGCCGCATCACCAGAACCAGATACCGTAGGTCTCATATAAGTACTAAAACTCCATTCAGCTGGTGCAAAAGAGTCAGTAAACATTGCTCTACCTCTTTTACTGTAGCCAGTGGAGTTGGCTGCCTCACTTAGAGTAACTTCAGAAGTGTTTGTTCCCTGTGAAAATGAAAAACCGTCTAATACAGGTATCTCAAAAAGAGCTGTGTTAGTTGTTGTTCCATCAAATGCAAAGGACATAAACACTTTGGTATCTCTACTAAAGAAAAATGCCATTCTTCTCTCCTATTTAATATCGAATCTCGCAGGTGATTTCACCCACACCGAGAGGTTCGAGAACTCCTTCATCTGTATCTACAGTTAAGATTGTAGTCTGAACTGTAGTTTGAGATGTACCTGTTGAATCATAATATGTGAGTGGATCTTTATCCTCCAATACCGTTTCAACATCTTCTAACAATTCTTCCAATGCTTGTATCACATCTTCATCATCTGATACATAACACCGAATTGTTAATCGTAAAAATCTAAATCTAAACCCGCCACCATCATATTCACGAGTTTCTGCTCCTGCTCCTACATGTATTGCAGGAAACTCTTGAACTTCGTCCCAGAACTTTAGTCGTCTTTCGACATTTTGTACTGAAGTTCTAAATGGTGGACTGCCATTAATATTTTCTAATTCTATTGCTAAAGCCTCTACAATGGCTCGTCTACGCGTGGTATGTTTCCTTGCTAGTGACGCTTCCATTATTGTACTCTAACTCCAAATCTTGCTCCAATCATTCCTGTAGCAATTTCTCTGACTGACCTTGCTATTAATTTTTCTGGGTCTCTTTGTGGAGTATGTTTTCTACCCCCTGGTGCAAATGTTGAGTATGGGTCAGTCATATAACTTGCCTCAATCATTGTGTTTCCGCCCCTTGGCCCTTGTGTTACATCTTCAACTCTTACTGAGTTTGCAAATCTACCTGTTCTATACTGTAGTGCAGGTGCTGTCATATTCTTTGCAACTACTTGTGGTAAAAGTTCGTTTAGTAGATTTCTTAAAGCCATTGGATTACTTCCTGCTTGTTGTTCTACACGACCAGCAGTATAACCTTTCTTAGTTCTTGCTCCTTTGCCTTTAGTTTGCTTTCTTCCAGAAACACTCGCTTTTGTTAATGCTATTGCCTGAGCAACTTGGTCGTTTAAAGTTTCTCTTTTTCCTGCCGCTAGTAGTTGTCTATTTACTCTATACCTCATATCTGGTGTTGATTTATGAGGAAACATATTCTGTACTATTGCTTTACTTCCAACTTCAACAAGTCTTTTTCTTGGACTTTTTGAAGCTGTATAGTCAGGGTCTTTAAACTTCTTTATTAAGTCTTTTTCAATCTGTGTAGCTGCTGCTAATAAAGGGTTTCTATCTGCCCTTAATCCTTGCAATTTATTTACATCATCATTTGCAAGAGTCATAACAATTTCTATTTGCTGATTATGTTTTATAGCATCAGACATTGCTTTTCTTTTAATTACTAATTTAGCTGTTGTCCCGTCTACTATTTCTTCAAATATTTTATTTAAAACAGTATTTCTTTTAAGTTTACTAGCTTTTTGTGCTCTACTTAAAATTGCATCTTTTTCAGTTTGTAAGTACTCTATTAAACTAACAGAAGCTACTGTTGTATCACTTCCGCCTGTTTGGTTTCCTGGCGGCTCTCCATGAACTCTTCTTCTATAACCACCTTCTCTTTGCATAGTAGCTTTTAGAGTTGCGGCACCAACAATAGGTTTGTCTCCGCCTAGTCCAAAAGGAACTCTTTTCATAACTCCTCTTGTTCTTATTCCATTTATAGTTTCATCTATACACTCGTTCATTAAGTTCCTTACGAGTACATTTTGAACATCTCCAGTATCGCTACTAGCCATTTGCTTTGTCTTTACAGCAAATTGTTTGTTTCCATAAAAACTACTGAAATATATTGCGGTTACATCTTCTCCAGTTTTGTAAATAGCAACTGAATATACTTGTCCATCTCTACCTTTTCTATTTGCAATCTCTTTTGCTTGTTTTTGAGTTCTAGAAACGGCGTATCCTAATCTTCTATGTTCGTCTGAAATATTCTTTACTGAGAATACTTTATCAAAAGCTAATTTAATATATTTTTCTAAATTGGCTCTTTCTGTTTCAGAGTATTTTACTGCACCTTTTCCTACTAATGACTTTTTAACAGCAGGAGTATTTGCATAAGTATCTAGTATTAACTGTTGTACTGTTTGTACTACATACTTTTTACTAAATATAAATCTAATCTTTGCTTGTTTATATTGTTCAATTCTGTTCTTTTCTGAAGTTCTCAGAGTTTGTTTAATATCTTTAATAATCGATTTTATCGCCATTAAATAACAACTCTATACAAATCAAGTACTCTTTTTATATGGTCTGGAAAATCACTCGAAGTTCTTATACCAGAAGTTCCTTGATTCTGAACTTGGGCGCCACCTAAAGTTCTTCTCTCTTTATGCTCGTCTTTCATGTAGTAATTAACTAAGTCGAACAAAGCTAGTTTCAAATCTGCAGGAGTACTTGCATATCCAGCGGTATATGTAATTTTTACCGCACCAACACCTTTTGCCCAAGATGCAGGTTCTCCATTTTTTGTTGTTCTTATAATGGAGTCACTCTCTGTATCTACAAAGTACTCATAATTACCTGTAGTTAAAGTTTGATAACTTTCTGAGTAAGCTGTTCTTTCTTGTACTGCACTAACCGCAACTAACGGACTTTCACTCACAATTATGGTACTAGTGTAGTTGTCGTTAATGGTAAAAGTTTCTGTCTTACTCGTACTATAATAATCTATGAAAGATATTCCACAATATTTCTTTACTAAGTCTGAGACTTGTGGAACAATAACTGCAAGACGATCGTCATCCTTTTCCCCACGGATGCCTTCTGCGTCTTTATATTGTGCTACTGTTATTAAATCTGCCATATCTTAAAAGTGGTGGGTTTAAGGAAACCCACCAGAACCATCGAAAGCTATTAGCTAGCTTTGTACATTTGTGCCCATTTTGAAGTTGCACCATCGATAAGATCGATGAATCCAAGTCTTTGTGAAGCCACAAGGACTCTTCTTTGGTTTGCTACTTCGTAATCTGACTCTATTGTAACACCTCTTAATCTTGGCATTACATAGTTTCTTGGGTATACTGCAATAGCGTTAAACTTAGCAGCTGCTTTAGAAGCGAACTCGTCACATAATAGTACTCTTGATCCGAATACTTGTCCGATTTCACCACTTAGCTTGGTAGCCATGTCGCCAACTAGGTTAGCGTCTTGGAACTCAGCATCTTCTAGTAGATTATAGTACACATCTTGTGATACGATATAAACTACATCTGATGGGTTAACACCATATTTACCCATATTCTTTCTTAGAGCAAGAAGGTTAGCTGCAGTCACAGTATCAGAAGCAGCATAAGTACCACTTGGCTGAGTATAGTCACTGTCGTTTCTTGCTAAGTGTAATAGACCTTCGAAAGAAGCACCTGAGGTACCAAAAGCACCGTCAGCATCGTCACCAGCTAAGATAGCATTTTCAATTGCTCTAGCGTGTGATCTTACCATTTGCTCTCTAATTAAAGGAAGAATTGGTAGAATTGCATCTTCTTCAGTTTCATTACCTAAGTATGATTGTGAAATAAGTTTTTTGGTTGAAAGAGTTCTTTCAGTCAAATCACTACCACCATATGGAGAACCATAAGAGTCACCTCTTTCGGCTAAGTTACCATGTGGAGATGAACCTGATGCTGTTTGGTTAGAGGTAAACTCTGCATAACCTGCATCTGGTAGGATTGGAATAATCATATTAGCAGAAGTCATTGGAATCTCTCTAAATAGAGGTGCTAATACCAATTCGTTCTGAATATCTCTTTCGATGTTTGTAGATACAATCTGCTCAAAGTCTGCTGAAGATACACCAACACCTGAATGTGCGTTGACTTTCTCCATGACATCTTTAGCATATTTGTTATCCCAGCCTTTGCCTGTGGCAAGACCAGCAAACTTAGCATCTAAAATATCTGCCTCGAAAGCTTTTTTCCAGTCGCCTTGACCTTGTCTGTCTGAGAATACTCTTTTTGACTCACGAATACTCATGATTTCTTCAGATTTCTCAGCTAATGATTTTTCGAGTTCTTTAACTACTTTTTCAAGATCTTCTTGTTTTTCGTTAACTCTCTTCTCAACATCAGACATAAGTCTTTCAGCTCCTGAAAGGCCAGCTTCGATGATAGTTTTTTGCTCTTCCTGTTTTGCTTCTTGAACAGCCTTTTCTTCAGCTTCAACTTCTGCTGCTTTTTTAGCGGCTTCTTGTTGTGCTTTTTGCTCAGCTGCTTTTTGCTCGGCTTGTTTCATAGCAATTGAAGCTGCTGTTTTTTCAGCTACTTCTTTTGCAAATGATTCTAAGTCGAAAGCTACTTCAGGAGATTTTTTCTCTTCTGACATATCAGTCTCCTTTGGTGAGGAGTTTTTCTCCTCGCTTGGCTGCTCAATCTTAACAGCGTCTGCTGATTCGACCGAGTTAGCCTTTAAAAATTGCTTTTTGAACTCATTATATTCCTCCATACTATCAAATGATTTTGCTAATCCAAAGGTTGCTCCTTGATTGCAAGGTATTGATACCACGGACACTTCGAATAATTCTGCGTCCTTAATTTTGTATCCGTCAGTTTCTGTCATATAATCAGCATCCTTGACCTTGAAACCAACGGAAAACGCTCCAAGGACACCATCTTTAATTAATTCTTTTATTTCGCCAGCAGCTTTTGAGATTCTACCAGTAATTTCTAATCCATTATCAGTAACTTCTAAGGATGTAGCTTTACCAATAGGTCTGTTGTAGTCATGGTTAAAAAGTAGAATAGGATTCTGTTTAAAGTTTTCTAATCCTCCTTTTGTCCATGCTTCTGCTTCAATTATATCTCCAGCTCTGTCTAGTGCATTTGTACTTGCAGATCCTTTAATATTAACTCCGCCATCGTCATCTTCTCCTAACGACTTAAAAGTATTAGTCCAGTGAAATATTTTATTTTTTGACATTTTTAACTTCCTTCTTTACAGTAGCTTTTTTAGGGGCTGCCTTAACTTTAGGAGCCGCTTTTACTTCTACTATCTTGACAGGATATCTTTTTGCCATCACTCCAAGAACTCTATTCCATGATCCAAATGCTCTTCTTAGCAAATAGTCTTTGACAGGAACTTCATTCTCGAAACCTTTATAAGTAGCTAAATCCATTGTTTCAACGCCTTTGCTGGCTATGAAATCGGACAAAGCCTTTATCATCATATCTTTTGTCATTTTTAATTTTCCTCGCTTGGTGGGCTCTCTTGCGGTCTGCCACCTTCTTCGGGATTTGCGGCTGAACCTGCGATATTTGCAGGAACTCTTGGTGTATCAAATCCTTCCACTCTTTCAAGTCTTAACGCCTCCCTTGCTTCATTCGGTGTCATAATACCTGTATTTACAAGCGTAGCGTAGTAACTTGCTTGGTCTCTTAACTCTGGTTGTAGAGCAGGTATTCCTGATACATTCTCGTCCAGTTTGAAACCGAAGTATCTCTCGAAAGCATACGCTATTTTGTTAACAATAGGTAGTATGGTTTCTAAGTAATAAAGTCGATGATTCGGTCTAATATTTGCATTATTACCGCTATCCATCAAAATCGGTGGTACACCTAGCGCCTCTAGAATTGTTTTTTCATTAGAAGCTATTGCTTCTTGGAAATCCAGATTCTTAAAGTTGACTTCGCTTAGGTTTTCCACTTCAAGACCACCATCTAAGAACAATGGTCTTCTTCCACCAGACTGTGGGTTATATCTAGCAACCCATGCCTGTAACATTCTTTCTTTGATTTTCTCAGAAAGAGTATTAGGTGATTTTAGTACCAACCCTGGTACTGCTCCATTTTTAAAGAAGTTATCCTGAAATCTTCTCATGCTTCCAAGTAATTGCATGGTTCTGAAAGCTGGCTTCAGTCTAGGAACTCCTCTATAAATAGAGTTGAAACTGTTTTCTTTGATATGAATAATCTCTGATGGTTTGTAATCTATAGTATGGTCATAAGTATACTTTTCAACATAAGTATCCTCATCACTATAAATAGTTACATGCTCTGCTGGAAGATGGTACAGATGTGCACCATCGAAATAAACAAAGATATTTCCATCAATCAGTAAGTCTATCAAAAGATTTCTTTTAAATGTGCTTACATCTTGAAATGGATTTGGCTCTCTGTTTAGTAGTAACTCTACTCGTGTTCTTCGTAGGTTTTTCTTAATAGGATTCATTCCTACTATTTGAGGCCCAACATCAAAAGGTATCTCAGCTGCGTCATCCACTATCATGTTGACTGCTCTGTTTACAACTTCTAATGTTTCGTAGGCATTTCTATAGTTAGTAGTATTTTCTCTACTATCAATCGTAATTCCTTCGTCACGACTGATAACATACTGAGCAGGATTGTCTTTCTCAACCTCTGCCTGTCTGCCTAATAAAAAATCATACCATGCCATATTTTTTCCTTTGTATTTCCACCCAATTCTGTTGCTTCTTTGCTGTTATCAACTTTGGTCTTTTTCCGTATATCCCATGCAATCTAAGGTGGTGCATATGACATAAAGTAACAGCGTGGTCATAAACCTGTTCTCGGTTTTCCTCGATGAACTTTTCTCTTAGACTTAGTATTTCTTCTTCCGTTTCAATAGTGATGTTTCTTTCTTTCATCCACCACTCTAGTAACTCGGTTAGTCCGTAAAAGTGATGAAAGTCCAGATTCTCTGTACTTCCGCAAATGTAACATTCCGCCTCTTTTTTATATTTCGACTTGGCTTTGTCACGAACATACTTAACTAAATCTCTTTTTAAAGTCATAAACCTACTTCTATACAAGAATTATACAATGATTTTGAGTTGTTGTCAAGAACTATTTTTGACAGGGGTAAATTAAAATGTAGTGGCGGCTGTCTCGAACGAGTAGAGTGCATAGCGAAGGGCATCAGCCATGTGAGATGCATGGTTGTGTTTTGGTTTTTCTTTTAATAAGTTTGGATTTGGATCCCATTGATATTGGTCTAGACTGCTAAGAGATTCTTTACAGGATTGATGCACGATAAGTTTATCATTGTCTACAATTCCAGCTACATGTCCTATACCATCGAGTACAGATTTCTTTGCATTAATAGTAGTAATATCATAGTTCTGTGCAAAATCAAATCGAGTTTGTTGAGCTGCAGAATCTATATAAATATAGTCAATATCCCATTTATCAATAAGTTTTCGAATCTCCATAGCATGTTGCTCTGTTGTTCGTTCTGAATCTAGATATTCATCAAGTAAGTAGAATAGTTCTTTATCCCAATCGTAGCCAAGAACACAGAAAGCTGTTGGGTCTTTGTACCCCACATCCATTCCTGCAAATATATCCATTTTATGAGTTTCAAGTTCTGATAAATCTGCTATACATTCTTCGTGATTAAATGCCCAGACCTGTCCTTCAAAGACATTAAAGTCTGCCATATATTCTTGGTTAAACTCTGCTTCTGACATAGTTCTTTTTGCTTCTTCTATATCAGTTTCTGAAAGTCTTGGGTTTTCGTGGTAAGTTGCTCGAATAGAACACCACTCGGCAAACTCATCTGAGAATCCTCTGTGCCAGAACTCTGCAAACCAATTATTTCTACCACGAGGAGTAGATATAAAGAGTGCTTTTGAGTTTTCTTTGTCTAGTGTCGGACGTAAGGCAACGTTGAAAGCATCTTTGCCGTCAACAAGGGCTGCTTCATCGAATATGATGAGATCATAAGATCGACCCACCACCGAGTCAACTTGGTTAACCGATCCCATACGAATCGTACTATGGTTTGAAAGTTCAATAACTTTATCTTTTGCATTGTCTCTTAATACCTCTAAGTCAAAATGTTTTATTAGTTGTCTTTGTAAATCAAAAGAGATTTGTGAAAGTGAGTAGTTTGGTGACATCAGTAGTACATTACTGCCTGGTACTAATGTTACGAGTTGTCCAATAATATTTGCTATATAAGTTTTGCCTTGTCTACGAGAAACCGCAGCACATACAAAACGATATTTAGAATTGTTGATTGCATTGATTATTGCGTATTGAGAAGAGTTTGGTGTAACTCCTAGTAATTCCATGTAGGAATCTATAGGTAATTTTATAAACTTACGCTCATCAAACTCCATGAGGGAGTCATGTAAAATATCTTTTCTAGAAACTGTTATCAATGAAGTGTCTCGTTTTCAAATATATACTCTAAATCCTCTTCGTTAAGGACACCCTTTTGTTTTGCTTTTTCGTAAAGATAAATATAGGCAGCAGATACTTGCTTAAAGCGCTCTTCGGAAGCTGATAAGTTTCTTTTATATTCGATTTTTATCATCTGTGAAAGAAACTGACTGGCATAAGCAACGCCTTCATCTAGCCATAATTTTCTTCCGTCAATTTGTTGTTGCATACTATCTCCTGCGTTTAATTCCTCTAACATATTTTTGCGATTTTGGTGGTCTCTTCTTTGATCCACCTTTACCAGCCCATAGAAACTTATTTGCCCAATATGCTGGTGATGATTTACCTCTTGCGATATTTCTTCTATGTCTCGCTTTGAAACTCTTTCGAGCTTCAGGGCTGTAGTTATGCCCCATGCCTTGTGCACCAAATCGTATGATTTTTAATTTACCACCAACTCGTGTTGCTACAACTGCTTTCTTTGTTTTGTGTTTTGGTGTAAACTTGGGTTTATTTAATCTTGATAAACCTGCTCTTCTTAATCTAGCTTTCTCAGCTTTCGTCAGTGCCATGTTCATGTTCCAAATCGCCAGCTGATAAGTAATTGGCGGCTTGTACTACTTCATATTCTGATACTGCTAATTTGTTTGTCCACCAAGTTGGTAAACTATTCATGTCTTCCTTGCCTTCGAGTTCATCAAGAATCATTTGACAATGTGACATAATCACTTTACAACTTGTAATAGCAGAAGCAGCATCAGTATGTCCACTCTTTAGTACGATTTTTCCATCTCTGAGTACTGCTTTCATTATCTACCTCTTCTTGGTAATATTCTCCCTGCACCTTTTTTGCTAAATCTAGCAGCTCTTGGATTGACAGTTTTGCCAAATCTTGGGCCAATTGCTTTTGGTCTTGCAGCATATCTGAACGCTTCTACACCATTAGGATTTTTAGTATTTACTAAAGTTCCAGCAGCTGCGTTCATATCTCTTGTAACTCCTCTTTGAAGTCTGTGTTTACGAATCTTCTGTGTGTTATGAACACCAGTCGGTCCGCTTAAAAATGAACCTGTTCTAGCCATTTTGTTCTCCTACAAGCTTTTGTATCTGCTTGTCTCGAAAGTCGCACTTATGCATAGTTGCGTATTCTTTCAGTTTTTTAAGTTTAGAGATTTTATGTCTTTTTTTAAAGACTGATAATGCTATAATCTTTTCCATCGCTCGCAAATCGCCTGATACTTCAAACTTCTTTGCAAGTGAAACTTTAGACATTATTTTCTCCTTTTTCTTTTTACAAAGGTAGAAACCATTGTTGGTTTGCCACCTGGATTGCCAGCTGCTCTCTTTCTACGAACTGCTGATCTTTTTTGTTTGGCAGTCATTCTAGCGGCTTTACTAGCAGGTACACATTTTGGGTAACCGCCTTTGCCTTTTGCTGACTTTCTGCCACATGGTGGATGTCCTCCACCTTTTCTTTTACGAGAGATGTCTACCCATCCCTCTCGAAACCATTTAGTTAATCCGCCTTTTGGTTTAGCCATTACTTTCTTCTCTTACGACCAGTACCCATTCGATACCGACCACCCCTGGCTTTGTAAGTTTTTACTAGCCAACCATTAGCATAAGCTGAAGGATATACCTTAAATCTTCTCTTTGCTTCGGCTTTTACTCTCGCATAAAGAGTAGGATTTGTTGGTACTGGTTTTTTCTTAGCGCTTTTTCTTTTTCTTGCCATTTTTCCTATACCCTGAAGCATAAATTGCTCGGCCTTGTTTTTCAGCTTGTTTGCGGGTAGGGTAAACCTTTCCAGATTTACCCCATTTGTATCCGCCTTTAACCTTTATTACAGGCATTATTTATCCTTTGCTCTCCACACATTAAGTGAGCACCAGTCTAATACTTTGTAGACTTTTTTCATCCAGTTATCATCAACTGGAGTTGGTGTGATTGCTGATATGAAAGAAGCGATCATCACAATAGTAGGGATTACAGCTATCCAAGCCTGAACCCATTCGAAAAATGCTAACATTTATCTTCTCCTTTTGTACTTGCCGCCTCTTTTTTGGCGTTTGCAGTACTGCTTCTGCGAAAAACCTTTAGGTCTTGCGCAATTTATCTTCCTTTTACGCTTTATTGACCATCTAGTCTTCATACCGTAAAGGAATGTCTTCACCAAATAGTGCTGTTTCTAGCAACCATGGTAAATTAATAGGTCTAGAAGTTAATCTTTTTAGTCTTACTTGTCTATTAACATCTGCTTCTAGAACAAAAACTTTTTTGCTTTCCCAATCAATCAGTATCAGTCCTTCAAACGCTCCTATATTATTTTGAAATCTTTCTAACTGTTGCTGGTTTTTACCTACATAAGTTAGCATATGAGTTCGCCAATTACCTTTAATTGAGTTTAGACCGTCATTTACTTTTACAGTCTCAAACTCGTGGTTAATTTCTAGGTCGTGCTTGTGTCCATAGACTACTACTGGAAGGAATCGAGTGCCCGCAGAAGGCCAATTCACTCGATCGAGGGATGCTTTTTTGTGCCACTTTAACTTAAGATTTTTATTCTTGTTGTAAAATGATTTTATTTGTGTAAATGATCTTTTCATAATTATTAAATAGGGCGGATTGGAGACCTCTCGATATTTTTCCGTGTCATGAAATTAATCATGCTTTTTTGCTTAGTATAAGGTCATCCAATCCTAAACTTTTAATCACCTCCTCAGGTTAAACTTTGGTTACTTTTTCTTTTTCTTGCCTCTTTTCTTTTTCTTTTTGGGCCGTCCGACCCTGGAACCATAAGTTCCTTTTCCATATGGCATTACTTTTCTCCCTAAGTCCAACGAGGTGGCTCGTCAGGACACTCTGCCCATCTAAGTTTTGTTTTGAGGGGCATAAAACAGTGACATATCTTACAAGTTTTCCAAAACTTACTATAGTTTGGACACTTTTGACATATCGCTAGTCTGTCCTTATAAGTATCTTTTTTCTTTGAAGTTTGTGTCATTATGTAGTTTGATTACTCCGTTAAATGCCCAAAAGTATAACCAAACTCTTAAATGGGGTGGCTTCAATCTTTTAATTGTAGCAAACCACCATTCTTCTGGTTTACAATTGACATGATAATTCGTTCCATCTGGAAGAGATTTTCTTGCAGGATTTGTTGCTATATTAAAACAAACTCCTTGCTCTGCATAGTCGAAAATCTCTTGTAAAACACTATCACAATCTTCAACTTTGATGTGTTCCATCACATCATAACAAAGAACTACATCAAACTTTTTCTTTGGTTTTTCAGAATACTTTAATACTGCTGGATCATAACAATGTGGATAAGGTGCTGCATATTCATCGTTTACATCTATCCATTCTTCGTGTATTCTATGCTCAGAATACTGAAACCCTTTTCCAGACCCATAGTCTAAAATAGACTCTGGTTTTATACTAAGAATAAATGGTTTTACATTATGTCTTTGTTTATGAATCGATTGACCCCACATTACGCATTTGCGAGGGTGTTCATGATCCTTTCGATAAAACTCTATTAGTTCCTCTTTTGAGTACTTACAGTAATCTGCCACTATCTAATACTCTTTGGTAGTTTTTGTCTCTTCTTTCTCTGTAAGTTAGTTTTTCTTGCTAGTAACTTTTTTACTCTTGCTGAAACTTCAGGTGCAACTTCTTGCTTATCTGCTTTTTCAACTGCCTCTTTTAATGCCTCTTTTATTTCGTTGGCCATGTTAGTGCTTCCTCTTTAGTTGTAAATATTTCGTGCCCATTTGCCCACACTAAGTGCCATAGGCCTCTTTTTTCATATAACTCTACACCTTCTGGTAGTACAGGTTTTACTTTTTTAACTACTTTTACTTCTGGTGAAGCTGTTATATCTTTTTTCTCGTAGCTAGTTTTCATGTTTTCTCCTATCCCATCATTGACCATAAAGCCAATGTGAGTGTTGCCGCTCCGACAATCACGCCGCCAGCAGCTGAAATTAATATTGTTTCGATTCGCTTAATACTTGCATCTATGTCATCAAAGCGGTTAAATGCAGTTTTCCATCGTTCCGCGCAGACTGCTTCGTGTTTTGCTAAATCTTGTGCCACTTGTTCGGCGTCCATCTTTATTCTCCTTCAGACCTTTATGTAAAATACATGATTAATTATACCAAAATATGTACCTGAAGTCAAGTATTATTTTCTGATGGTATATATTTTTACTGGTTCCGACTTGCCTTTTACAATTATCTCATCTAAGTATTCATACTCATAACCATCCACTAAACTATATTCTGAAATAATCATTCCAACATCATATTCTTTACATTGACTCTCTAATCTAGCAGCAAGATTAACAGAATCGCCAAGGACGCTATAATCGAAACGAGTACTAGAGCCGAAGTTTCCAACCACGCATAATCCGGAGTTGATTCCCGCTCCCGTATTAATTTCATCCAAGCCTTCACTTCTGAGTCTTTCATTTAATTCCTCCAAGCTCTCTTTCATTTCTAAAAGAGCAGCTGTTGCGTTCTCTTTATGTTTATCGTCTGGAAGAGGAGCACCCCAGAACGCCATGATGCAGTCTCCCATGTATTTGTCTATTGTTCCCCCATGCTTGAGAATAATCTCAGTCTGATTGTCTAAAAATCTATTTATCAGACTCGTAAGTCCTTGTGGATTCGATTGGTATTTTTCCGAGATTGGTGTAAATCCCCTGATATCAGAAAAAAGAAAAGTTAGTTGTTCTGTCGACCCACCCAATCTCAGTAAACTTGGGTCTTTTTGTAATTTTTCAACCAAGTGCGGAGATATGTATGTCCCAAATTGTTGTTTGATTCGAAGTTTCTGACGATACTCGGATAAGAAACTCAGAAATGTATTAAGTGCCCAAAACAAAACCGAGATAATTACGATTCCGCTAACGTCAAACAAGTAGGAAGATTTATAAAGTTCCAGGGCTCCATATATGGAACCGCCCACAACTAGAATAAGGGCTGGTAAGGATAGCCAGATAGAGCGTGATAAGAAAGCAAGCAGAAGTAAGGCGATAAGTCCTGACAAATATTCCACTCCTGTAGCCCAAGTCGGAGTAGAAGGGCTAGTACCGGTAATGAGATTGTGAAGTATATTAGCTTGTAGTTCGTGTGGGTATTTTGGTCCTGCTGGGGTTGGTACTGCATTTGCGACTCCTTCTGCTGTAGTTCCGAATATAATGAATGGAGCTTCTATGGGATTTTTTAGAAACTCCAATCCTGTTTGTCTATAGAACTTAGTATTCCAATTTAAAAAGATACGCCCATTCGCATCTGTATTCATCAATGGATAGTTTGGTATTCTAACCCATTGGACGCCTTCTGGTGTTGTTTTTAGCTGGTACGAAGGATCGTCTACTGCGACTCTTAAGAGTTCCAAGGCGAAACTCGGGTAAAGTTTTGACTGAACGTTTACTACTAGTGGAATACGCCTT